ATTATTAGTTATGTGCGTAGTGATGTTTCTCCTGCTAAATATGAGGTTGTTGAAGCAACTTGTACTATTCCTTCATTCGATCATAACGACCCAAACTTTGATCTGATCGATGAGGTTGTTGCAGAATTAGTCTTTAAACTTTAAAAATTAAAAGAGAATATATTATGATAAACGATTTAGTGTATAACGATTTTATTGCAGATCGTATTAAAAAAGCTTTGGTTACTGAAGCAGCAATTGACGATAACATTATTCATGACGTGAAAGGTCCTCACTTAGACTTGGACCCTGATGAAGGTTTCCTTCTTTCATTTAAACGTACTGTTAAAGTTATGGATAAAAACGGTAACACTTATAAAATTACTATTGAAGAAGATAAGGACTAAATTATGTTGGTAGAAAAAACACATCTTATTACTGGTAAGGTTAACACTATGGATTTACCAGTTACTCAAGCTCAAATGGATTTGTATAACTCGGTTGGTCGGCCGAATGTTCAGGATATCTTTCCTGATCTTGATGTAGATCAACGTGAGTTTCTTATTTCAGGCATGTTGCCTGGGGATTATGATAACATGCAATTTCTTGCTGAAAACGAAAACTTTGTAAAAGGAGGTCATCATGACTAATCAATTATTATTTGCAATATTCGCATATGGTGTCAGTTTGGCATTTTTAATCGTGACTGGAAAAATGGTCGATATGACAGGTGAACAAATGAGTGTTGCTATGACATTTGCATTATTGATTCATATGAATAACTTCTTCCTTGGTTCAGCGATTATGGATCGCGACGAAAAGAAACGTTGGGAAAAACACTCATTATAACTAAAAGTTATAAGCATATAACAAAATAATCTAAAAAAACTATGTACAACTTTACCCCACTATGGTATAATAGATTTTTAAATTACGAGGTATTTTCAATTTTGGTAAAATAATGCGGTCGACCCGTGATGCAGGCCTAGAGCTGAGCCTAACTTATTTAATTACTATTCAGGACTTATATTATGATCGATGTAGATTTCAAACAACCAAAACCACTCACGCAAAAGCAACGCATGCGTATGATCAAACAAGCCCACAAAAAAGTTCTTAAGAAGCAAAAGCTTCAAGACCGTATCGCTCTACGCGAAACACGTAAACTTACAAAGGCTGTCAAGAAGGCAGGCCAACATGCACCAAAAAATCTTGATGCATTCTCAGAAGCAAATATGTATTACTCAGACAAAGAAGTTGATACATATATCAAATCATCACCAATGTTCGAAGCCTATTCAGAAACACAGGAACTAAACTTTGATTAATACAAACACTTTACGCTATGATATCCATGGGCGTAAGCGTAAATCAAAAGCCCTAAACAAATGTAAAAGACCACAGCGTACTTTTAAAAAAATGGAAGTGCGCTCTGTCCATCCCAATTACGAAGATCAGATACAATATAAATCTGCTCCACTCACACCCGCACGTCAAGTTACACAAGACGATTCTTATAAAAAAGAAATATCGTCAAAGTATACAGTATCAATTGCTTATAATAAAGGTACATATCAAGTTATAAGTGACGAAAATATCAAACACATAGGAAAGTAATATGTCAGCAGAATTAGATAAAAAACGAGCCAAAGGGCGAGGTAATCGAAATACCATCGATGGTAAATATCTTGGTCCTATGCCAGTCTATGATAAAAAGACCACCCCCAATCCAAACAAAGACGATAAGTATGAATATTGGAATGAATGGGGCTTAGCCGCAAATTGGTTTAATTATAAGTGTAAGCCAAAAGACTTTAAGAATTATACTGTACGTTATGCAAAAGAATATCTAAAGCTTCCAAAAGATGATATAAAGAATCTTAAGAAAGTTAAAGATACATACTTCTTACTCGTATCAAAACTTGCAGCAGTTCACTTTACAGGATTTCATTATCACATACACGAACGTAATGCAATCAAAGGTTATATCGAAGATCTTATTGAATTAGGTAAACAAATCGTTGAAGACGTTGTAGAAGACGAGCCGAAAAAAGTTGTATCAATACAAGATCGTATGTATTCTAAAATGATGCAAACAATTTATAACGAGTTTGATGAAGTTATAATTGAAAGTTGGTTCGATAAAGACTTTGATAAAAAGTTTGATGCATATGCAGCAATTAAAAAGTACGAAGTTAAAGGTGCTGCGATTAAAATGTTTGCTGATCGTATCATTCAACTTCGTGATGAGATGAATGACGCATATAATAAAACATGTGAACAAATGGTTGAAGCATATAGTAGTTGGTCAAAGTCAAATCTAAAGAAAGCTGTGGCCCAACTTGAAACTATTTTAGATGATATCGAGAAAGCACAACTTGCAAATAAAGCTGTTCGTAAACCACGTGCTTCTAAACCTAAAGCATCTGATAAACAAGTTGCCAAACTTAATTATCTAAAGGGTGATGATGTAGCTAAGCTTGCATCAATTAATCCGATTGTAATTCCAGGTGCTAAAGTCTTATACATGTATAATGTTAAACAGAAGAAACTTACTGAGTTTATAACAGATAACGATACAGGATTTGTTGTGTCAGGATCAACGCTTAAAAACTTTGATAATAAGTTAAGCCGAACATGTACTCTTCGTAAAGCAGAAGAAGTATTACCACAAGTATTAAAGAAAACGCAAAAACAAATTGATAATGTATTTAAAGGACTTACTACAAAAGTTAGTGTTCCCGCAGGTCGAATCAATAAAGATTGCATATTATTGAGGGTTATCAATTGAGCGAAGAACTAGAATATAAAATCATGACAAAAAAACGTTTCTCGAATGGAGTCGAAACACTTGTTTCAACCAAAGGCTTTACATATATTGAAGCAATTACACATATAGCCGAAGAAAGAGGAATGGAATATAATAACGTAAAACGTTTATTATCAGATTCGATCAAACAAAAATTGGAAGCAGAAGCTTCTAACTTAAAATTAATTCAAACGCCAGCTGGCAATAAACTACCACTATAGGAAACAACAATGAGTATTATTATCCCATCATCTGACGCAGATCGTAAGGTTATCAAAGATGCAATGACAGAGTTATCAAATTCTATGGTTCGTATTGAATCAGAGAAGAACTTTATTAAAGAAGCAATCGACGACCTTAACGATAAAGTAGGTATCGATAAGAAGCACCTACGTAAATTAGCCAACATATACCATAAGCAAACACTCGCAGAAGTGACTGGTGAGGCAGAAGAATTAGAAGCATTGTATGAATCTTGCCTTAAGTAAAATGGATCCATTTGATTCTTACAAACTTTATAATGCGCTAAAGCTTCATTTCGAGACAGACGGATATGACGCGATTAAGTATCATTATAAGACAAGAGTAAATCCTCAATCTTTCTTTAAACGTAGAGACAAGTACTTTTTTGCCAAGCTTGGTAAAAGTTATGGCAAAGAACTTACAAAGTATTACGTATCTAACTTTATAAAAGATGTAAAATATGTAGGTGATATGCTTGGTCCTGAAGGAGAATCAAACTATAATGATATGATAAAAGTTCATGAATCATTATCTTATAGGTTTAAGAACGATATAAATAAACTATCATCAATGGTCAATTCATTTGATGAGATGCTTGAGTGTCAAGATAGCGAATACCCAGTAGTTATTACAGCATTCATGCAAGAAGAAATTTGTTTAGAAACTGTGGTCATACTCCATAAACTCACAAGGTTTATGGACAGGGCAGATAAACAAATCACAGAGACAATCATGTGGCCTGAGATGTCTCGTAAAGTTCATAAGTACGATCCATTTATCTCGATTGACCGAGAAAAAATGATTAAGATTGTAACTAATTACTTTACAAATTGACACAAATGTGTTATAATAGATGCCTATATTATGGAATAAGTGGATAATTCAGACAATACAACGGAGAAAACAATATGTCTTTAAGTAACTTAAAATCTAGTCGTGGCTCGTCTATCGACAAACTCGTTCAAGCAGCAGAAGCTGTATCTCAAAAAACAGAAACCAAATCATACGGTGATGACCGTTTTTGGAAACCAACTCGCGATAAAGCGGGTAATGGTTATGCAGTTATTCGTTTCTTACCACCTAAAGAAGGTGAAGATCTTCCATGGGCTCGTTATTGGGACCACGGCTTTCAAGGTCCTACAGGTATGTGGTACATTGAAAATTCTTTGACTTCGGTTGGTCAAGACGATCCTGTTTCAGAAGCAAATACGATCTTATGGAATAGTGGTCGAGATGAAGATAAAGCACTCGCTCGTGAACGCAAGCGTCGTTTACATTATGTCTCAAATATCCTTGTTATCTCGGATCCTTCTAACCCAGAAAATGAAGGTAAAGTATTCCTTTATAAGTTTGGTAAGAAAATCTTTGACAAGATTATGGACGTAATGCAACCTCAGTTTCAGGACGAAGATCCTGTTAATCCTTATGACTTTTGGGAAGGTGCAGACTTTAAACTCAAAATTCGTAAAGTTGAAGGTTGGGTAAACTACGATAAGTCAGAGTTTGGTTCTCAATCAGCTCTGTATAATGCAGATGAAGAAAAACTAGAAGAAGTATATTCTAAAGTTTATTCTTTGACTGATTTTACCGATGCTAAAAACTATAAAACTTATGCAGAACTTAAGGCTAAGTTAAATAAGGTATTAGGTGTAGATGCTGGTGTGGTGGCTGAAGCTCCCGTAGTTGCATCAGTATCTGAATCAGCTCCAATTGCGGAAGCGACTGCTGTTGAAACGGCTACTGCCGATGCAGATGAAGATGATACACTATCTTACTTTGCTAAGTTAGCTAACGAATCATAATAACAAGAATTATATTTGTAGCTTAAGGGATTCTTCGGAATCCCTTTTTTTAAAAAAAACTTGATTGATATAATCGCGATATATCATTCCTAACATGTCGCAGCGTGCTAACTGGGAAGCGTTTGTAGAGATAGCTACTATGAATGTGGAGAGGATAAGTTTTATGGGACCTTCGGGTCCTTTTTTTATTGCTCTGTACTATGAGCTCCTGTAGAATTACTTCTTCCTTTTGAAACAACAGTAACAGTACTACTTTGATCAATACTTTTCGCATCAACTTGATTAATAACAACAGGTTGTTGATTTGCTGCAGTCAATTGTGCTGTTTGAATTGCAGCTGCTATATCAACTGATAATTGTTGAAGATCTGCTCCGTCCATTTTAACCGATACTGTGAATGCTTCATTAAGTTTCTTAATATCTTTTATAAGATCCTTTAAATTAAAGTCGACTTCTGTATCACTAAGCTCTGCTAAGTTTGCATAAGCATCAGCAAATGTATTCATTGCATCTGCACCTTCTTTAATAGTACCTGCATTCTCACCAGCTTTTATCGATAATGAGACTGGACTAGTATCACCGAATAAGAACGCTGCGGCTCCAGCTCCAAGAGAGGCAAGCGCGTCGATACCTTTACCCGCACCGAATGCAGCTAATGCCGCTCCCATAATACCTAAAGATGCAGCTGCATCAGCTACTTGTTCTGCACTTGAACCTTCACCAATCGATAATAGTGTTGTTACATCACGTTTAATATTTTCAGCAAAGTTACCTTCAGTACCCATAGAAATAAATGATGCGACACCTTCAGCTCCTTTACCAGCTGAAAAAGCAGTAAGACCTAAAGCTAAACCGCTCATAGTACCAACAAAATTTGCTACTCCACTTTCCCCTGCTCCTGCTCCAGGTAAATCATTAATAGATAAGAGTGTCGTGACTTCAGCTTTTATTCCTTCAGCAAAATTAGGATTATCATCAGACATCTTTGTGAACGCTTCAGCTCCACCTGCTACTCCTTTACCTATTGAAAATGCGGCTAAGCCAATACCTAAACCAGTCATTGCTAATGCAAACTTACCACCTTCTTTTAAGAAATCTGTTCCCATTGCTTCGGCTTCAGGACCAATACTCAAAAGAGTTAATACTTCAGATTTAATACCTTCAGCAAATCCTCCATCCGAAAATTTATCAACTATAGATGCTGCTCCTGCTCCAATACTAAATGCTGCTAAGCCAGCACCAAGACCAGTCATTGCTAATCCAAATGAACCACTTTCCTTTATAAATTCAACATTACCTCCAACAGCATCATTAATTGAAAGCAGAGATACTACGTTCTTTTTAATTTGGTCTGTCCAACCATCTTCTTGGAATTTATCAACTACATTAGATGCACCAGCACCAATCGCAAAAGCTGCTAATCCAATACCTATACCACCCATTGCAAGTGCAAGTGCACCGCCATCTTTTAGTGTATTTCCTGCTCCTCCTAATTCATCAACGATACCAACCAAGTTTACAACATTGTACTTGATTTTATCAGAATCCATGTCTTCGAGTTTACCAATAAGAAATGCGCTTGAAGCAAAGACTGCAGCAATACCTGCCGCGGCTGCACCTACACCTAAACCAGCACCACCCATAAATTTACCGATATTTGCTAATCCCTTTTTACTCTTTTTATCATTATCAGCATTTTCACTACCGATTTGTTTAGGTAGACCTTTAAGAGAATCACTAATATTCTGAAATATTGCCATTTGCTCACGGCTTTTTTCAACTCCAGCTAACTTATCAGCACTCATTCCTTCTGCAAAATCGCCCATATTATTAGTTAATCTTTCATTAAGAGACAGTACATCTCCTTGCATTTTTTTAATTTCTAATAAATGTCGACGCGTATTGCGACCGTCAGCTTCTATATTAGAAGTCGACTCATTATTTGCTTTCATACTCTCAACGAGTTCTTGAAGTAATTGTGTTTGTTGATCAGCCATGATTTATACCTATTTCTTTTTAGATCCCATTGCTTGTGTACCAAAGAACGCAGCAACAATACCAGCAACAGCTACAAAATATGTAGGAGCCATATCACCCAACGTTGCTTGTGCCTGATCTAAACCAGCAAGAGATGCAATCACTACTGCGAATGGATATAGTAATAATCCACCCAATGCAAACCATGTCATATTTCGTTGCGCGTCACGCATAGCATCTGCATCTTCGAGTTCTTTACGTTTAAACTCAAGATACATTGCCTCTTCTTCTTTGCTTACTTCTCCATCACCGTTTGTATCTGCTGGATGAAACACTTGACCCTTTTCTTCTTCTGACATTATTATCTCCTTTGTTGCTGTTGTTGTATGCGTTGATTTTCCTCTTTTATATGTTCTTGTAATAATGTGATATATATTTGCCTTTCCCAAGGTAGCATATCTTCCAATTCAGTCAAACTATATTTGTGATGTTGCATTAATGTAAAATTGGTTTGATAAAAGTTTACCAGTTGTTCATGTGAAAGGCCTAGCCAAAAAAACTATTTAAACCTTTTAACTCGATACAATTATCATGTCCACAATTTTCACATTTAAATTCTATATGATGTTTTAATACCGGTGTTGTTTCAAAAAACTTTTGAATCATTTTAAATTGAGCGGAATTAAGACTGTCGATAAAATCTTTTAAATCTTGTTCTTTTTCATTTCTTGCATTATAAACATTATCTTGATCAAAAATACTCACAATACAGTTTATAATTAATTCCATCATTCCTTCGACACTATTTAAAGTTTCAGCATCAATATTAGTTATATCGTTAACTGTCGGGTATTTTAATTCTATTCCAATTGAATCATTTAATTGAATTACATTTAAACCCTCTTCATAATCTGATAATTCAACTTCTTTTAAGTTTACTGATGCATCATTCTCCGTTTCGCACTCTTCGCATTTTACTCGTAAGTCAACTGTTTCTCCAACTGATACGCTTCTTAATTCTAAGAATAATTTTTCGATATCGAAAACTGTTAATGCATTCATATCTTCAATGCCTTCAACACATGATAAAATAATATTTTGAACTGCAGTACTAATTTGCTGCGGATCATTTGATTCTAAGGCTATCATTAGAATCTTTTCTTCCCTCACTAAATAAGGCCTCATTTGTAATTCTTGGCCGGTTGAAGGTAACATAACGCTGTACTTAGGTACAGTCATTTTTGGTAAAGCCATAATATTCTCCTATAATATTAAAATAATGATTTAATTTTATTCAAACCGCTTGAAATCTTGTTTGGTAATAATCTATCAGGTATAGCTGATAGTAAACCACCGAGTGATCCAGATATAATATCTTTTTCTGTATATCTGTCATATGCAAATGTAACTGGTAATTTTAAATATGTGTTTTCAGAAGAATTATCTAATTCAACTGATCCGATAGTAATTGGATATGCATTAATAAGTGTAATCGAATATGTCGGTTTATCATCATCGTCTAGTGTTTGTATAGTAATATCAGTCTGATAATCTGATTTATAGCCTAATGTATATGTGCTTGTATCAACTATTCCTGATAACCATGTATCGAATACTTCTTTCATGAAAAAATCATTTGTTAAAATAAACGACATTGATACGTCTTCTTCAATAAACCCATTTGGAATTTTAATTGTTTGTTTTTGTGCACTGAAATCTGAAGTTGTAATTTGTCTTCCAGGTAAACTAGCATTTTCACATAAGAATGCAATATCTCTTGGATTTGTAATAAAATTTTTCAATGGATTTTGTCCACGAGCTAATTTACCTACAACATTATTTAATGATAAGTTTGCCAATGGTTGTGTAGGAGGAGTAAATATTACAAGGAATCGATTAGCTTTTGCTAACCCACTTTTTTTAGATATAATCGATTTTAAGTTATCAATTGACATATAGATTACCTTGCATATTGTTTGCGAGAATATCTCCAAACAGTTTCTTTTTTAACTTTCTTAAATTGTTCGGTTGGTAAGAAGATTGCAATTTCCCATTCAGTCATTGGTACTCTTACCATTCTTCCTTGTACATTACTCGTAAGATAATGTTTAAAACATGGTTGAAACTCTTTAAATTTTTTGACTGACTTTAATAAATCATATCTTAATTTTAATCTACTTTTATCATTAATCTTTTGTGGTGCTGTGTCCATCAAAGCATCTAAAAATCTTGCTCGTACAACTGGTGAAAGATAATGTAAGTTAAGACCATAAAAACC